GGAATGACTTTGTGGTAGCGAGGGCCAGAATACAAACTTCCATACGTGCCACGACATTGGCACATAATTCCATTGTGTAGCACATTTTACATGCGCGTCAAAGAATTTTTTTCTGTTGGGGTTGGTAGGTTCCATTACTTTACTCCTTCTTCTTTTCTCTTTTTAACCAGCATGTCGCGCACATATAGATACGATCATCTACAACGTGCGCTTCGGATTCGCAGATATCACACTTGTATAACACTTCTAGTTGCTTTGTGACAACCATTTCCTTACTCTTCATCGTTGCTATCCTTCCTAAGATAGACTACACTGGTGTAGTTAAAACTTTTCAGAAAAGTCTAAGGGTTGATCTACTGGCGTCAATCGAGGTAGCAATATCATCTTATCTTTTTCTACCTCTTGAAGCCCAGCGTTAATAGCATAGGCTTGGGTGAAAGACAACACCACGCCCCCATTATCGGCGGCTTCAACCAAGTCCTTGGCTTCTTTTAAGCCTAATCGTGTCGCCTCTCTAACGCCTCTTATGGCAAAAAGCTTGTGACCAAGCAACATACCATCGAATTTGTGTGTTTTTACCATCATGTTACTTTACTCCTAATCTTTATCAAAAGTTAATGTACTACACTGGTGTAGTCTACGATAACTTACTACACTGGTGTAGTCTAGGATAATCCGCCCGAATATTTACTTCCACGGCGGCGCTTCATGGGAACCATTAAGATAATTTGTTCACCATTATCAAGCGTGGCAATAGCAGATTGTTTGCCACGATTAAATCCGGCATTGTCACGCGATTTGGCGCGCATGGTATGTTGCGCGCTTATCGCATTGTGTGTTGGCTTCTTATGTGCTTTACGCTTATCCGGTTTACCGTCAAGCTTGCCAGTACTATAAGACGTTGGCTCGTATTGTTCTGCTTTCAGCGTCTTATCGCGTGCTATTGGCGCTGCGGCGACGATTTCGCCCGGTTTGTATGTGGTGAATATAATACCCGGCATAAACGTATTGACATAGTTCCTGATGTCTATTTTCTGTGGCATGTCTATCCTGTTATATACCTGTATAATTGAACCAAGGAAAACCCAGCCGATACACTACATTGGTGTAATGTATCGGCGGGAGTTTCTATCGTGCAATTATTCTTTTTCTGTCGTACTTGCGTTTTTGTATATTTCGTAGCATCCGTCGAAATCTTGTTGCTGTTCCTTATCAAGCTTGTCGATCATTTCTAGAATTTTCTGAATAGGGTCGATAGGATCGGCGATAAACGCTTTAAGCTTGTTAATGGTGGTTAATTCATTAGCAGCTAGCGTATCTGTTACGAATTGAGCGAATGCGGCGCTATCGTCTACTGCAATCGTATCATCATTCATAACAACAATGCCGGGGCTTTCCATTGTTACCGCATCGCGCACAATCTTGCAGATTTTCTTATTCAGCGCGATAGACGATATTGTCTGTGCGTGGCGCTTCGGGAAACTATGAGTTTCTACCAACTCGGTTTGAAACTTTCCAGCCTTCTTGGTTTTTGCTTTAATTTTAGCGGAATAATTTCCAGCGATAAAGAAGACCATTTGAACGAACGCGGCTTGGTCTAAAACGCTTTTGGCTTCTGAGGCGATTTTCATCTTGCCGCCAACGTCGCCTTGTAATTTGACGCCTGTTGCGAATAGTTCGTTATTAAGCATTTTTCTTAATCCTTATCTAATACACTGGTGTAGCGCCCGGCTTATCCGTCGCGCTTTGTTAAGGATAAATTATACGGTTGATATGAGATTGTCAAACATTATTTTTTTAATCATTTGAACGATTAAACTTGACACGGGCGCAAATCTGTGAATGGCGCAAACGCTAGCGATAGGCGTTCTCAATTGGCAAAAGAAGGCGCTTCCTTGATGATACTTGTCCGGTCTTCGCAGAAGGCCCAGATTAATAGCATCCTAATAGTAACACTGGTTACTAAATAGACTAAACCGCCCCCCACCAAAAAAAATCCCCCACCCTCGCGCGCGTATATATTATGGGTGACATATATAGACCAAAAATAAAAAGGAGTATTAAACAATACCCCCTCCTTGTTTTATTTCAACAGTTCTGTCTAAAAATAATAACAAAAAATAACTCGGCTTGCTACACATCCAGCCTATCTTAGTTATATTCTTAATTATATTTATTATATTTATTATTATTATCTTTATATATCTTAATATATCTTATATAGTACTATATAGTATAGGGTAACACAGAATTTAAAATACGCAAGGAATAATTTTCTTTTTCTTTCTTTATGATTAGGGGTTGCAAAATATAACAATAAAGAGTATTATATACAATGACAAAAATTAATAAAGAACATATCATCGAAAACTTAAAGGAAGTGTTTGATCCAGAGATATCTATTAATATTTATGATCTGGGTTTAATATATGATATAGAGATAGACCAAAGGGAACAGGAAGTAAAAATTACACATACCTTAACAAGTGCTTTCTGTCCTTTCGCAGATTCAATTGTTGAGGATATCTATTCTGCTGGTATGAAGAATACAAATGCAATGCACTGCGAAGTAGTAACTACCTTTGATCCGCCCTTTACTTTGGATAGTGTACCAGAAGAAACAAGAATGGTTATGGGCTGGTAAACAAAAAGGAAACACCAATATGTTAAACAATGATGCCTTGAAGGAACAAGAAACTTGTAGTTCTTGTGGTAAACCTTACGAAGATTGTGAATGTGATACAGATACAATAAATCCTGACTTCGTTCCTGCTTATGATAAAAGGGAAGAACCAGTGTGGAGATAAAGGAAGAAGAAGCTTTAAGTCAAGAAGATATAACATATAATGTTCTTCTCAATGTAAAGAATAACTTAGTTGACTTAGTAAACAAACAATCCAAAGATGACTTTCTTACTTTTGTTAGGGCTATGGCACCTACTCTTGTTTCTGATTGGAAGATGGGTAGGCACATAGAATTGATATCTGACAAGCTACAGCAGGTAGTAGAAGGAAAGATCAAAAGGCTTATGGTCTTTCTTCCTCCTCGCTCGTCCAAGTCTGTTATCTGTTCTAAACTATTTCCTGCGTGGTACATAGGTAGAAATCCTAATCACGAAATATTGACTGTCTCTCACTCTGATCAACTATCCAGTGACTTCGGTAGATCAGTAAGAGACATAGTAAACCAAGACAAATTCTCTGATATGTTTCCCGGTGTGAATCTAAGGCAGGATGTCAGGGCAGCAGGTAAGTGGAAGACGAACCTTAATGGTTCTTACTACGCTGCAGGTGTAAGATCACAGATTGCTGGACGAGGCGCACACATGGCTATCCTTGATGATGTCATGTCAGAGGAAGATAGTTTCTCTGATGCAGGTAGAAGATATATTAAGGAATGGTATCCATCAGGTCTGAGAACTCGTATCATGCCTAACGGATCAATAATAATAATCAATACCAGATATCACTATGATGACCTATGCGGCTGGCTACTCAAGCAGCAGGATGAGTTTGATATAGAAACAAAGATGAGATGGGATGTAATCAGCATACCTGCATGGCTAGATGAGAAGGCAAGCAAGCTCTTAGGCTTAGAAGAAGGAACAAGCTACTTTCCTGAGTGGAAAGATAATGAAACACTACGAATAGATGAAGCAGAGATCAAGGCTACCAATGGAGCTAAGTACTGGGAAAGCCTGTATATGCAGAACCCAACTCCAGACGAAGGTAGTTTAATCAAGAAGAACTGGCTTAACAAATGGGAATACAAGGAACCTCCTCATTGTGATTTTATATTACAGACTTATGATACTGCTTTCTCTACAAAGACAACGGCAGACTTCTCTGTTATTCAAACTTGGGGTGTCTTTCATTTCTTTGATGACAGGTCAGACGGAGAAGAGGTAGCAGCAAGTAATCTTATATTGTTAGGGCAAGTAAGAGGAAGATACGAATACCCAGACCTGAGAAGGATAGCCCAGCAAGAATATCAGAAGCACAGACCAGATATATGTTTAGTAGAAAAGAAAGCCAGTGGTCAGTCTCTCATACAAGACATGCGACGAAGCGGGCTACCAGTATTAGAATACATGCCAGACAAGGATAAGATATCAAGGGTTTTCTCTGCTTCTCCTTTGCTTGAGGCAGGACGAGTATGGATACCAAAGGGTAAGGCTTGGGCCAATGAGCTATACGAAGAAGCTATCCTGTTTCCTTATGCCAGACATGACGATCAAGTAGATGCAATGGTCATGGCTATCCATTACGTCAAGGATAGTTGGAGGATGGAACATCCAGACGATCCTGATTGGGAAGACGATGTTAATCCAAGAAGACAAAAGAGAGTTGCATACTGGAGGGTTTAGTGATATAGTATGGTTTCTATAGATGAATCTAAAATAAACCACGATCTTATCAGACCTGAATGGAAAGATTATCTTTGTCCTGAATGCAATTGTAATATATCAGAAGTGTGCAGAGCAAACTGGACAAGATACAGCACAGATTTAAATGAGTATATGTTTTTAAAATTCAAGGATACTTATACAAATGGCTAGAGTAATATAACCGTGGCAAATGGACTTGAATCATTAGTACAGGCTCGACCTTCTCCTGCAGTTAAAGAAGAAGAAGAAAAAGGTTTTGTTGACAAAACAATGGATGTCGCTGGAGATATCTGGGATGATATGTCTGGTCTTGACAAGGCTGCATTAATTACTTCACCTCTTCCTATTATAGGTGATATTGTAGGTGGTGCGGCAGATGCAAAAGCTTTGTATGATGATCCTAGTTGGGTAAACCTTGCACTGATGGGAGCAGGTCTTATACCCTTTGTTCCTTCTGGAGGTGTTACCAGAACTGCACAAAAAGCTTTCACTAATTTAAGAAATGACATACCCGGTTTTTATGAAACAACTGATCCATTAAAAAAAGCAGGAGCTTGGGCTAAAACTTTACCGGAAGGTGTAGGTAATATAACTAAGGCTAGATACAGTCCTGAATCCAGAGCAATACAAGATGAATTTAATATTAGTGTTGCAGATCAAAAAGCAGCAAGGAACGCATTAAAAGTTAGTAAAGAAGAAACTTTTAAAATTAAAAAATTAGAAGAAGAGATGCAAAGTTTATTAGATACAAGGAAAGCTTATACTGGTAAGTTTCATCCTTCTACAGGAAAACAGGGAAAAACACCACGATTTGCTGAATTAGAAAATAACCTTACAGAGTCAAGACGTAAAGCTACTCAGGCTGCTAAAAAAGCTATGGGACAATTAAACCAATCTCGCTCTATGACTAAACAATACCACGGAGCTAGTGGTGGATTACATGAAGGACTACTAAAAAATATAGATGAGATTGATCACATTAAAACTTTTAACAAGTTTAATGTAGATGACTACTTCGATACAGTAGGTGATTTATCTTGGGAAGATATAGGTAAAGCAGATATCCAAGGAATATTCAAACAAATTTCTAAGGTTCAAAAGATGAACCCAAAGAAAACATATCAAATGAATATAAGAAGAACGCATACTCACTCTGCAGGAACTTTAGACCCCGGCATGAAAGGACAAGTATATAAGACACTAGATGGAGAAGAAATAAATTTAAACTATATTAAAAAATCTGTCTTCTCTTCTAAACAACCTTATACTTCTGATAAGAAATTTTTAGAAAGTCTACAAGAAAATGGACTAAGAATTTTAAATCCTGATGAAGTTTTAAAGGGTCGGGCTGCTATCATTTCAGGATCAGGAAAAACTGATGCTTGGGAGTTAGGTGGTGTTAACTACGTGACTGCTATAAATAAAAAAGGAAAGGTAACTACAATTGTTAATGATGAGCATGATTTATTTGGTACTCCTGATAAAGTAAGAAAAGCAATTAAGACAGATGCTATAGGAAAACTTCCCGGTGCTGATCGTTATATGAATGTTTCTAATCCTATAACTTATGACTTAATCAAAACTAAAAAAACAACGCCTAAACAAAAAGCAGCAAAAAAGAAAATTGATGCTAGAAAAAAGGAAGCTTCAGACGAAGCACTGGAAAGATACAAAAGTATAGAGGGTGTAAGAATAGAGGATGTAGATGGTAAAGATTTACCAGTACCAGTAGGATTTGGAACAAAAGAACAATGGGCAAGAGCGCAAGCTGTAGCAAATTTAAAACCAAGTAAAAAAGATTCTTCAAGACTTTATAAAGAAGCAGGAATTGGTCTTCCTGTACGAGCATCTAAACCTCTCCTAAGAGAAGAAGAAGAAGAAGTAACAATACAAGAAAGAAAGCAGGGCGGTTCTGTAGTAGAACGCAATCCATATAATTACACAGCAAAGGCGATATAAATATGGCAACTGAACGTAATCCATTTGATCCTATTCCTGAAGTAGAAGTCTCTATGATCGAAATAGAAACAGAGACAGACAGTGAAGATGCAAGCATAGAGTATGATCCTACAGATGGAGGAGTAGTAGTAGAGTTTAAGTCAAATGAAGACGAAGGATTAAATAAAGAACAAGTAGAAGAAACAGAAGAAGAGTTCTATAGAAATCTGGTTGATGATCTAGACGATGATACTCTGGAAGATGTAGCTTCTCAAGTCTACGAGAACTTTACTGCTGACAAGGATAGCAGGTCAGAGTGGGAGTCTATGTTTGAACGAGGCTTTGATCTCTTAGGATTAAAACTGGAAGAAGCTTCAGAACCCTTTGAAGGTGCGTGTACTGCAGTGCATCCTGTTCTTATTGAGTCTGCAGTTAAGTTTCAATCGAAGGCTACCCAAGAACTATTTCCTGCTTCAGGTCCAGTTAAGTCTCAGATCATAGGAAATGTAACAGATGAGAAAGAGCAACAAGCTCAACGAGTAGATCAGTTTATGAACTATCAGGTAACGGAACAGATGCCTGAATACTTCGATGAGTTTGAAAGAATGTTGTTCCATCTTCCTTTGATTGGTTCAGCCTTCAAGAAGATTTACTTTGATAGTAATCTTAATAGACCAGTTTCAGAATTTGTTCCTATTGATCAGTTCTATGTTTCTTACTATGCTACCGATCTAAGACGCGCAGATCGCTACACGCATGTTATCTATCGTTCTCCAGTAGAAATGAAAAGAGACATTGCATCAGAAATGTATGCAGATGTAGACTTGCCGTCAGCAGGAACACCGGATATGGCTCCGATAAGTCAGAAGATGGATACCATTATGGGCTTGTCTCCTTCTGGAGATCACGATCCACAGTATGTAGTCCTAGAACAACACTGTTATCTGGAGCTACCCGATCCTTTCTCTGATGAAGAAGGACTAGCTCTACCGTATATTGTTTCTATTGAAGAGAAAAGCCAGCAGGTTTTATCTATACGAAGGAACTACAACAAGGACGACAAGCGTAAAG